AGGCATACGGTGAGACCGGGCGCTGGGAAGTTTGCGTGCGGGAAATGGGGGAAGCATGAGCGCAGAGCGTGATGATCCGCGTCGCTGCCCTGTCTGCGGGGAAAGGGGGAAACGACCATACCGGAATGCCAGGCATGACGGGTTCGGAATCAGGTTCCGTTATCTGTGCCCGGCATGCAATACGGAATGGGATGTGGGCCTGCGGCGTGTGGGGAAGGCAAAAAATCCTTTTCAGACAGAAATTTCATCTACACAGTGTTGATGAAGGGGGCTTGATCCACCTCCCCTGACATGCGCTACACTCCCGGCAAAACCGGGAGTTTTTTTTATGGCTCGTATTTTTTCGGCCCGTTCGCTTGCCGCCCTGGATGGGGTGCATCCTGCGCTTGTGGCTGTCACGCGGCTGGCTCTTGTACGTTCCGCCGTGGACTTCACTGTGGTTGAAGGGCTGCGGACGCAGGAAAAACAGCGCGAGAACGTCGCGCGCGGCGTGTCGCAGACCATGAACTCGAAGCATCTCGCTCAGGCTGATGGCTTTGGGCACGCGGTGGACCTCTACCCGTTCTATGACGGTTCGGTGCAGGTCAACGCTCCCGCCGCATGTTTCAGGCAGATTGCCGACGCCATGCGCGCGGCGGCTGATGAACTGGGCGTGCGCCTTGGCTGGGGCGGAGACTGGAAAACCCTGGTGGACATGCCGCACTTTCAATTTGAAGGGGAAAAATGATGGAACAGTTTATCAATGACATGTTCGGTTCGTATGCCGGGTTGGTTCTCTCCCTGATGGGGGTATGCGCCGCTGTCTGCGCCCTGCTCCCCGCGCCTGCGGAAGATTCCAACGCCGTGTACAGGGTCGTCTACAAGATTCTGAACTGGATCGGCTGCAACGTGAAGAAGGCGGCCAACGCCGACGACACGGCACAGAAGAAGGCGTGATGTGGCTGGCTGGCAGAACATGCTTGCGGCGGCTCTGCGGGCTTTTGCGGCGCTCCTGCAATATCTGCGGGCGCGCCGTGCTGCCGCTTTCCGCGCTCGCGCTGCTGCTGACGGTTCCGGGGTGCTGCTCGACCAGCTCAATCCCGGGCATGCCGACTCTGCCGGTGCTGACCAGTCTGCAACGTCTGACGCTCGACGGAACGCCGGGCGTGTGGATGGATGACGCCGACGCCGGGCGGCTGGCCGTGTGGATTCACGATGTGACGGGGACAAACTGATGCGAGGCGCAAACGTGGATATATCGCCGAACGGCTTGCGGGAAGCGCAGGAATATTCGTCTGTCCTTTCCAACCTTTTTCCGATCATGGTTGTGGGCGGCGTTGCCGCGCTGGTCCTGAATCTCAGGCGTTCCTATTACGAGCGTACCTGGGCACAGCGCATAGGCTCGCTTGCCGTCGCCGCCGTCACAGGCTGCGTCTCCGCCTCTGTCGCTGTTCTGGCTGTTCCCATGCTGTTCCCCGGCAGTTCCGCCGAGATGCATCTTCTTGTGGCCGCTCTCGGCGCAAGCTGCGGACAGAAGACGTTTGACGTGCTGATGCGCCGCGTCCTTGGCCTTTCCGTGGTCGACTTCCGCAAGCCGGAAGAACTTCGCGGCATGATGACCCCGGAAGAACGCTGTCAGCATGTCGAGCAGTGCCCGTTTCACCACGAACACGAAGAACGTGAAGAACGGGCAAAAAACGGAAGAAAGTAGAAAGTATTGCAAGAGAATCACGCGGCGGCAGGCCCCCCGGCCGCCGATCGCCCGCGGCAGCGGGGTAACGGGTGAACGGTCGCCTTGGAATGGGTCACGCATATCGTCGCCGGAGCGTGGCCGCCCTTCGCGGGGAAACGGGCGGGACAGCATGGCAGGGCCGGAATTTCGCGTGATGTACTGCCTGGGTGCCTCTTTCGGGGGGCTTGTTATCGGAACGGGCAAACACGGATGAGACCATGTCGGGATTGACGGAAGATCATATTGCAAGCGTGCTTGCGCATATCAGCAGCGGCCGGAGTGTGCGGAAATCGTGCGAACTGGTGGGCGTGCCCGTGCCTACGTTTTTGAAAAACGTGGATGGTGATCAGTACGCGCGCGCGAGAGATGCGCAGGCAGATGCACATTTCGATGAAATGACGGAGCTTGAGGAGCAGTGCCGGTCTGGCGAGCTGGATCCGGCGGCGTTCCGTGCGCTGCTGGATTCTCGAAAATGGCGGCTGGCCCGTATGCGTCCCAAAATTTACGGCGACAAGTCCACCGTGGACATGACCAGTTCCGACGGTTCCATGACGCAGGCACCCGCCGTGGTCATCGACTTTTCCGGCATGTCTCCGGACGACATTGCCGCGGCCGCCCGTGCCGCGTTCAAGGGAGAGTGAGTCCCATGCGGCCCCTGAACCCCGAACATCTCTCCGCCCTGCGGCGGGAACTGGCACGGCAGAGCCTGATAGGCTTTGTGTATGCCGTCAGGCCGGATTACCTCATGGGCTGGGTGCATCAGGAGATATGCGCTGAACTCGACGCCTTTCTCGCCGCCGCGGCCGCCGGGCAATCCCCCCGCCTCATGCTCTGCATGCCTCCCCGCCACGGCAAGTCGGAACTGGCGTCCCGCCTTTTTCCCGCCTATGCGTTCGGGCGTTATCCCGATATGTCCATCATCGGCACGTCCTACAGCGCCGACCTTTCCAGCCGCTTCAACCGGGATATCCAGCGCATCATCGAACAGCCGGAATATCGGGCCGTCTTTCCCCGCACCACGCTTTCCGCCAAAAATACTCGTACGGTTGCCTCCGGTAACTACCTGCGCAATTCCGACCTTTTTGAAATCGTCGGCCACAAGGGCAGTTATCGCAGCGCGGGCGTTGGCGGCGGCATCACCGGCATGGGGGGCGATATCCTGATCATCGACGACCCGTTCAAGGACCGCGCCGAGGCCGATAGCCCCACCATCCGCCGCAAGATATGGGACTGGTACACCTCCACGCTGTACACCCGTCTCGCGCCGGGCGGCGGCATTCTGCTCATCAATACCCGCTGGCACATGGATGACCTTTCCGGGCGTCTGCTCGAAGCGGAACGGCGAGGGGAAGGAGATGCGTGGCGCGTGGTGAATTTCCCGGCCATTGCCACGGAGGACGAACCTCACCGGAAGTGCGGTGAAGCCCTGCATCCCGAGCGCTACCCGCTGGAGCAGCTCGAAGGCATCCGCCGGGCTGTCGGTGCGCGGGAATGGGAAGCCCTTTACCAGCAGCACCCCACGCCGGACGGCGGCAGTATCTTCAGGGCCGAATGGCTGCGCTTCTGGTATCCCAAAGACCTGCCCCTCCGCTTTGAAAAGCTTGTGCTGTCATGGGACATGACCTTCAAGGAAGGCGACGATACCGACTACGTTGTGGGGCAGGCGTGGGGGAAGTCCGGCGCGGATTTCTACCTGCTGGATCAGGTTCGCCGGCGCATGGGCTTCACGGAAACGCTTGCCGCCTTCCGCGCCCTGGCCGACAAATGGCCCGGCGCGACTCGCAAACTGGTGGAAGACAAGGCCAACGGCCCGGCGGTCATCGACAGTCTGCGCAACCATGTTTCCGGGATTGTTCCCGTGGAGCCGGACGGCAGCAAAACCGCCCGCGCCCATGCCGTCACCACATTCTTTGAAGCAGGGAACGTCCATATCCCTCATCCCTCCCATTGCCCGTGGGCGGCAGAATACATTGCGGAATTGACGCAGTTCCCCGCCGCCGCCCATGACGACCAGGTGGACGCCACCACGCAGGCATTGCGGGACATGCAGTCACACCGGGGACTGAATATTGACCCCCGGATTCTGAACCGGACCGCTGCGGGCAGGAGAGTCGCATGAGCAGCCGCAATTCCTCCCCCCGCCGCATGAACCTTTCGCCTGATGTGCGCGGCAGGCCGGCGCGGCCCCATATCCCCACGGAAGACGAAATCCGGGCCATGTTCGGTCCGGCCCGAACGCTCGGCGCGCCGGAAGACGCCTGCATTGCCATGGACAACCGGCTTGCGTCCAGCGGCGTTTATACCCTGCTCCAGCATACGTTTGAAACGGGCATGGCTCCGGCTGCGCAGTTCATGGGCTACGGCGCACTCCAGAACATCGCCCAGAACGGACTCATCCGTGCCTGCATCGAAACCGTGGCCGACGACATGACCCGCGCATGGATCGGGCTGAAACGGGAAGGTGCCGGCCCCCGCACGGGTGAAGATGATGAACTGCTGACCGAACTGGCCCATGCAGCGGATTCGCTCGAGCTGCAGAGGATTTTCCATGAAGCCGTCGAACTTGTGGGCTACGAGGGCGGAGCCTTTATCTTCATCGACACCGGCGTATCGGGCGACGCGCTGCTCACCCCCCTGCATATGGGCGCGTATTCGGCGGAACTGCGGCCCGGCGGCATCCTGCGCTTTGTCGTGATCGACCCGGTGAACGTCTTTCCCGGCGACTACAACAGTCTGTCACCGCTGTCGCCCGATTATTTCCGTCCGCGCTGGTGGTGGGTGCTGGGACAACGCGTCCACGCCTCCCGCCTCATCCGCCTCACTGCCAACGAGGTTCCGGTGCTGCTCAAGCCCGCGTACAATTTTCTGGGCATCCCGCAGGCGCAGATATTGTGGGATTATGTTCTGCATTTCCAGGAATGCCGTGCCGCAGAGGCCCGTCTGCTGACCAAGTTTTCGATGACCGTGTTCAAGACCAGCATGGCCGATATCCTGTTTTCCGCAGGCGGCACGGCGACGCTGGACGCGCGTATGCGGTACATGATTCAGACCATGAACAATGATGGGGTGCTGGCCGTGGACAAGGAGGCCGAGGACGTCATCAAGCTGGAAACGCCGCTCTCCGGCGTGACGGACATCGTGCGCCAGTCGCTTGAGATTCTTGCGGCTCTGAACCGCACTCCGGCGGTCAAGCTGCTCGGTATCAGCCCGTCCGGCTTCAATGCCACGGGGGAGAGCGACATCCGCAATTATTACGACCACATCACCAGCCAGCAGGAAAAGGTGCTGCGGAACGGCATGCGAACCGTCCTCGACTGCATGCAGCTTCACCTGCGCGGCGAAATCGATCCGTCCGTCACCTTCGACTTTGCGCCGCTGGGTGAGGAGGACAGGGCGGCGCTGGCGACGATGCAGAAGACGAAAGCCGACACCATCGCCGTCTATCTTGACCGCGATATCATCAGTCCGGAAGAAGCCCGCAAGGCTTTGGCGGATGACCCGGACAGCGGCTTTGCCGATATCGACCCGGAGGCGGTGCCGGAAGGCAATGGAATGCCGGATGAAGCCGGAGCGGAACTGGACGATGTGTACAAGGCGGGGGC